ATGTCCAAGCAATCGTAGACGTTCTCAACAAACAGTTGGTTGAAAGTCTTTGGCAGTTGAACGGTCTGAGCTATGATCTGATGCCAACTATTGTTGCTGGGGATGTTGCACCTCACGATCTTCGTGAGATCGCTTCCTTCCTTCGTAACCTTAATGGTGCTGGTATTGATGTGTCGTCCCACCCAGAGGTTATCAAAGACCTCATGGCTATTGCAGAACTTGAATACGATCCAAATGTGGGTCAAACTCAACCTAATCCTAACCCACAGGGAATTTAATTATGGCTACTCTTGACAACCGAATCTTTGACAACGGTTTGACCGTTCTTGACACTGAAGCTAACGCAATCCACATCACCTCCGCTGAAGCTACTAGCTTTGCCAACGTGGCTGCGGTGACCTTGGGCAACTCTACCAGCCTGAGCATTGGCGCTCCACAAGATCGCTCTGGTGGTGGCCGTGAGGTTGTTGTTGCAGCTATTACTGATGGCTCAGTAACTGGTACTGGTACAGCAACTAACTATGCCATTGTTGATACGGTAAACAGCCGTCTTTTGGCTACTGGCTCTCTGACAGCATCTCAGTCTGTGACATCTGGCAACACCTTTACGCTTTCATCTGTTGCTATTGGCATTCCAGACCCTGCGTAATCTGACTTAATACAACAAAACAGGTGAAGTATGACCAAACTCGTTAACCGCGCAAAGATGACCACCGCCACAACTGGCACAGGCTCTATCAGCTTGGCAAGCGCGGTTGACGGCTACCAGACCTTTGCCAATGCTGGTGTCGCCAATTCTGATGTGGTCCGCTACGTCATTGAGGATGGTGACGCATGGGAAATCGGTCTTGGCACCTATTCCGCTGGGACGCTGACCCGTGGTAGCATTGAAAGCAGTAACGCTGACGCAGCCCTGAACCTTACTGGCAATGCTGTTGTCTATGTCTCGGCTGCTGCTGCTGATCTGCAAGAGTTGGTGGACTTCGCTGACAACTTCGTGCTGCCCGCTGCTGATGGCTCGACTGGTCAGGTCTTGACGACCAATGGCGCTGGGACGCTGACGTTTAGCACGATCAGTGGCTACACAGATGCTGACGTTAACACCCACCTGAACACAGGCACTGCTGCGTCTGGCGAGGTACTGTCGTGGACTGGGACGGACTATGATTGGATCGCTGTTGCGGCTGGTGCTACTGGCATTAACGGGCTGTCGGATGGCTATTCTGATGGGTCGTCTGTTGGGCTTGGCTCTGGTGCTTTGGCTAATGATGATGGGTCATCAAACACTAACACTGCACTTGGAATTAACGCAGGTAATGCCACAACTAACACCGATGGTAGTGTTTTTGTTGGTAATGCGGCTGGCGAGTTCGCAAATGCTTCTTTCACAACAGCAGTTGGTAGATCCGCTTTAGGCGGAAACTTTATGGCTAGTTTGTTAGGGCAACACAACACGGCGGTTGGATACGGAGCGGGTCAATTAGTGACCGCTGGCGCAAGAAACGTGCTGGTAGGCTCTCAGGCAGGGCTTTTTCTATCCACAGGTTCGGATAATGTGGCTTTAGGTTATACTGCCCTCCAAGGACTTTTTATGGGGACTATAGGCTCCTACAACGTTGCTGTTGGTTCTCAGGCAGGCTTTGACCTCACCCTGGGTGCCAACAACTTCCTCGGAGGCTACCGTGCAGGCTACGGCCTGACCACAGGTTCCAACAACGTGGCCCTTGGTAATGGTGCTATGGACGCAGCCACCACTGGTGGTCGGAATATTGCCATTGGTCAGGATGCTATGGGTTCTGGGGTGGCTACGGCTGCTTCTGGCGACAACGTAGCTATCGGGTATCAGGCAGCTTTCTCCCTGACCAGTGCAAGTGGCAATGTGTCTATGGGGGCGCAGTCACTAAGGTTTAATACAACAGGTGGGTCTAACACTGCGCTTGGTAACAGTGCGCTATACAGCAATGTTGGCGGCAGCACTAATACCGCTGTTGGATCATCCGCACTTTTTACGAATACCACGGGTAGCAATAACACGGCACTAGGTCGGAGCGCCTTGTATGGCGGTGGTGCAGGATTAACGGGTAGTGGAAACACCGGCATCGGCCATAGTGCAGGGCAAAACTTAACATCAGGGATAAACAATTTCTTTGGTGGCTATCAAGCTGGTGATGCCACTACCACAGGTTCCAACCAGATCATCGTTGGTTTCGGCGCAGACGCATCCTCCGCAACAGTCTCCAACGAGATCACGCTGGGGAATAGCAGTATTACTCGCTTCCGTGTTCCGGGTGCTGGCATCGACAACACCTCCGCTGCCCTGTCTGGCACTACCCCCTCGGTGGACACAGGCGCACGGGATACCTACACGCTGTCAACGACTGGCAACACAACGTTCACCTTCACTGGCGCACCATCGTCAGGTCAGGTCGGCACGTTCAGTCTCATCGTTACAGCTGGTGGCACCCACACGCTGACATGGCCTGCCTCGGTTGACTGGGCTGGTGGTACTGCACCTGATGCACCTGCGAGCGGTGAGAAGGACATCTACACGTTTATGACAGTGGACGGAGGCACAACTTGGTATGGCTTCCTCGCTGGGGATGCGATGGCATGATTAGTTCTGCGCAGAAATTGCTGATGGCTAGGGCTGGTGTTCCTGCTGGGGGAGGATTTACCCCATACACATGGGCTGACCCTGACGTTTCGGCTCCGTCCTACTCAACCTCATCTGGAACCATTGTCTCATCCATGCGTGACATTGCCTTTGATCAGGATGGGTTGAATATGTATGTCGTGGATGGCTCCGCCGATACAATCGTGTGGTATACGCTTTCTACCGCATGGGACATAAGCACACTAAGTGCGGTCCAAGGGACGAAGAGCATCACTACTGATGAGAGCATCCCGTCAGCCGTTTGGGTTCACCCTCTAGGCACTAAAGTCTGGTATGGTGGCACATCTGCGGATAAAATATACCAATCTTCAATGTCTACGGCCTACGATATAACAACTGCTGGTTCATCAACGTATTCCACTGCTGTTCTTGGTAATATTGAGGCGATGTGCATGGACCCGTCTGGCACATATTTGTATGCAGGAAGCGGTGATATTGGACTTCAGCTAACTCTATCAACACCGTTTGACCTATCAAGCTACAGCCTGACGCATACCACAACGGGTGTATTTGACAGTGGCAGAGACACTGACATCGAAGGCATTTGGATCAACCAGAGCGGAACAAAGCTGTATATTTTGGACAGCAAAGCCGACGAGGTTCGACAATACAACCTATCAACTGCTTGGGACTTGAGTAGCAAGAGTGCGGCTGCGGACGTTGTCACCAGCATCACCACGAACTCGCCAAGCGTGAATGGGCTATTCTTTAATCCAGATGCAGACAAGATGTTTGTGTCTGATGATGGCGGCAATACGATAGACGTTTACACAATCTAAGGGCTTATAAGATGCACCTGAAACTGACAAACGGCACCCCAGCCAAATACACACTGGGACAACTGCGCCGTGATAATCCGCAGACCAGCTTTCCGAAGTTGATCCCTGACGAGATGCTGGCGAGCTATGCTGTGTATCCATACACTCGGCCTGCGGTCCCTGAGTATGACAACCTGTCGTCAAAGGTCGTTGATGGCAATTTTGAGCAGGATACTGTCGGCAACTGGTCCTTGCCTTATGTCGTCGAACAGCAGCCGCTTGAGCAAGCAGAGCGCAACATCCGATCCCGCCGTGATAACTTCCTGCAAGAGACTGACTGGATCGTGATTAAGTCATACGAGCGTGGTGCTAACATCCCAGCAGAATGGGAACTGTATCGTCAGGCACTTCGTGATATAACTAGCCAAGCAGGCTTCCCATATTCGGTTGAGTGGCCGACAAAACCTTGAGGTGACCAATGGACGACCAACTGACCCCTGAGCGCATTGCAAAGCACTACAGCGCTTGTCTCGACAGCGTATGGGTCGTAAACGATGCGATTGCCAACCCTGACAGCTACACTGGCGACGACACCGTGATCGAACGCAACGTCAAGCACCTTGAGGGTATGCGTCAGGCTGACTTCTGGACGACTGAGGACATGGCACCGATTGACGCTGCTATCGCTGCTGGTAATGCCACTCTTGCATAAGAGGTAACTATGCTAGGATTTTCGCCCCTCGCCTCTGCTCCTCTGGGTGATGATGGGGCGATTATCGTCTACGAACTTAGTGGCAACAATATCGTCACAGACAACCCTGTTGTAGGTTCATCTACTGTTGCTCAACAGCATGATCTGTCGCTCACAGCTATTACAACTGGTAGTCCTACTGTTGGTGCATCAGGCATCTCTCAGACGCACTCTCTGGCGCTTGTGGGGATTACTACGGGTCAGCCTGTTGTTGGCGCTTCTGACATCGCACAGGTTCACGACCTCTCGCTTACAGCTATCGTTACTGGTAGCCCTACGGTTGGTGATAGTTCTATTGCCCAACAGCATGATCTATCGCTTACAGCTATTACAACTGGTAGTCCTACGGTTGGTGATAGTTCTATTGCTCAACAGCATGATCTATCGCTTACAGCTATCGTTACTGGTCAACCCTCTGTTCCATCTATCACGATGGCAGAAGACGAGACCTTCCTAGCTGACCCAATTACTACTGGCACCCCTGTTGTTGGTGAAATAGGTCTCTCCCAAGAACATAGCCTGCAAGCCAATGGCATTACTACAGGCCAGCCTACTGTTGCTGCATCAGATATTGCCCAAGAACACAGCCTGTCTCTTGTAGCGATTACTACTAGCAACCCAACAGTAGCAGATGCAACCGTAATAGAGACCACTGGCTTATTTGGGGACGACATCACCACAGGCCAACCAACTGTAGGTTCGTCTACTGTTTCTCAACAGCATGATCTATCGCTTACAGCTATTACGACAGGCCAACCCTCTGTCCCATCTATCACGATGTCTGAGGATGAGACCTTTAATGCTGAGCCTATCACGGCTGGTATCCCTACGGTTGGGTCTCCTGATTTTATGCAGGAACATTCCCTAATTCTCGTGGGGATTACAACTGGTCAACCTGTTGTTGGCGACAGTGCATTTACTCAAGTCCACGTTCTTGTTGCTGACAATATCAACACTGAACCACCAGTTATTGACAGTGCTAGTATTGTTGTAACTTCCGTTTTGGTCGCTGATGACATTACGACTGATACGCCAGTTGTTGATGACAGCTCAATCACTCAGGAACACAGCCTATCTGGTCAGGGTATTACTACTGCACCAGCGACAGTAGACCCAGCAAGTGTTGTTGTTGTCTTTAACCTTGTTGCTAATGGTATTGTAACTGGAACTCCTGTTGTCGGTAATCTTGCTATTAACGCATCAAAGCGCAGGGTCGTTTCCATTGATGCTGACTCAAGTAATCAGGTCACTATTTCAGAACTCTTTAATGACGTTGAGATAGGGGATAATAACTACGCTCACCTACAGAATGAATACAATAGGGTTGCATAATGGCTTTCAGTATTAAACAGAATGATACTTCACCCTCCTTGCAGGTAAGCCTTAAGGACTCTTCTTTAGCGCCTATCCCTCTTGGTGAGGCAACAGTTCGCTTCCATATGAAGTCAGTTGACGGGACACTCAAGATTGATGCCCCCATGACCATCACTAACGCATCTGCTGGGACTTGTCAATATAACTGGCAAGCTGGTGACACAGACACTGTTGGAACCTACTACGTTGAGTTTGAGGTTACTTATGCTGATGCTTCTGTAGAGACCTTCCCCAACAATGGTAGTAAGGCAGTCAAGGTAGTCAGGGAACTAAACTAATGTCAACTTGGGCCAGACGTAACTATGAAGTTCCTGACGCTAGGCTTGTCCAAGCTGAACGTGAGATTTACCAACAGTATGGTCTTGTAGTTTCTGTCGATGCTAAGGCTAAGAGTTTATTTCGTTTTGGCAGGAATACAGACTTAGGTTTGACAAGAGAAACTGTTTGGTCACTTGGTGGAAATGAGAACTATCTCGCTACTAACACCATCACCCACATCTCATCAAGTTCTGCACTAGACAATCAGAGTGTTCGTATCGAAAGTCATGTTGTTGATGGCAACGGGGACTTTACTTTTGTCGTACAGTTTGTGACCATAAACGGTCAAAATAAAGTGGCTCTCCCTACTCCAGCGGCTAGGGTCTCTATGATTACTAACGCTAATAGTCACAACCTTGTCGGTGCAGTGTACGTTTACGAAGATACGGCAATTACCGCTGGTGTACCCACTGATCTGACTAAAGCTCACTGTCAAATCCCTGCTGGGGCTAATCAGTCGTTCAAGGCTGCTACTACTTTCGACAAAGATACCTTTGGTATTGTCACTCAGGGTTTTGGTGGTGTCGGCAATAAACAAACTGCTAATATCGAGTTTGGGCTTGAGGTTCGACAAAAGGGTGGTGTGTTTCTTCAGGGTGCAGCTATTGTTGCTGGTTCTGCCTCTAGTAACTTCAACGTCAACCTAGACCCAGCGGTTATTGTACCTGCAAATGGCGACATTAGGGTGACTTGTATTTCAGACAACGCTGGGGCTGATGCCTTTGTAAACTTCAATCTCTATATGGCAAAGGTTATTCGGTAATGAATAAGGTTAGTAAAGCTCAGTATGCCAATGACATCTTCACAACGGCTGAGGAAGCCCGTTCTCGTTCTATGGAAATGGGTCTCGGTGGTGAAATCCATGTATCGGACTACGAAGAGCAAGCTGTGTATATGCCAGCCGCTTCAGAAGACGACTACATGAACTATTACCGTGAGTTGGCAGGACTTCCCCCTGAAACGGAAGACCCTGAAGAAGCTGGAACTACTATCTCAGTTGAGATTACCTTTAAGAACGAGATTGAAGGTAAAATCCTGAAAGCTGACGACGAACAACGAATGGTCTATGGTTGGGCCTCAGTGGTAACCGAAAAGGGTGTACCTGTCATTGATCGTCAAGGTGACGTAATTGAAGCTGATACTCTGGTAAAAGCAGTCAACAATTTCATGGAGCATGTGCGCGTAGGCAAAGCGATGCACACAGGGGAGCAAGTTGGTGTCGTCGTACACTCTCTCCCAATCACCAAAGAGATCGGTGATGCTCTCGGTATCCAATCTGACCGTGAGGGATGGGTTGTCGCATATAAAGTGTACGATGATGCAGTCTGGGAAATGGTCAAGAGCGGTGAACTAGCTGCGTTCTCTATCGGGGGACGAGCCACAAAGGAGGAAATCTAATTGCCTAGTCTCCTGAAAAACTTGCAGCTTGAAGAACTTTCCTTGGTGGACCGCCCTGCTAATGCACAGGCTATGGTTTCCCTCTTCAAGCGCGACAACTCTCAAGAGGATGTTGAGAAAATGGATGAACAAATGAAAGCCAAAGTTGCGGCTTACATGGCTGCTAATGGTGTTTCTGAAGAAGAAGCGATGAAAGCCTGCGGTGGTGATATGAAGAAAGCTGATGAGGCTCCTGCTGAAGTAGAAGCCACTGAAGTTGATACACTGAAAGCTGACCTTGAAGCTCTTCGTTTGGACAATGAGCGCCTGCGTAAGGGCCTGATTGAAGAAGGCTATGTTATCAAAGCTGAGACCATCGAAAAGAAGGCTCCAGTTGAGATGCTTGAAGTTGGTGGTGAGATGGTCGTTAAGTCGGACATTCCTGCCCCAGTGTTGAAAGCCCTTGAGGCTGCTGAAGTTGCTAAGAAGCAACATGAGATTGAAAAGGCTGACATTGAACTTGCTAAACGTGCTGGTGAAACTCTCCCACACTTTGCAACTGATGTCGCTAAAGCTCTTCTGAAA